ATTACCAGAACTTCCCAATTCACTTAAACAACTTTATTGTATGAATAATCAATTAAGCGTATTACCTGAACTTCCTAATTCACTTCAAGAACTTAGGTGTGAAAATAATAAATTCATCAAAAAAACAATACATGGATATTTAACTAAAATGATTTATTTGTAAAATTTCCTCTAGAATGGTACCTAAATAAAAAATATTTCAAGAATGTCATCTACATTTAATTATGATTTATAATATGATTTATAATATGATTTATAATATGATTTATATATTAATTACTTTTTAGAAAATGGATTATTTTGTGTGATATGTTGGTTTGAAAAATTGAATTTAGATTTTCTTTTGTTAATCAATTATTAATTAATCAATTATTAATCCATCTGAATGGATTTACAATCTAAATATTGGTTCGATCCTAAATTAGAGATACACTATTGTCAATTTATTAAATATAAATATATTGATTGTGATGATGAATTATATTGTCAAAATCTTAGAGACATTCCTAATTATGATTTTGTTTATTCTTTACATATCATTTCAATTGGAACACTTATTTTAACACACTTCCCTGAAAATCTGAAAGAATTTATTGTAAATGGTAATAAAATAAACAAACTTGCAAATCTTCCAAAATCACTTGAAAAATTAAATTGTAGTACAAATAATCTAATCAGACTTCCAGAACTTCCACCAAATCTAAAATCACTTGAGTGTGATCATAATCAATTAAAAATATTACCAATATTACCAAATTCTCTTATTGAATTTAGTTGTGAAAATAATCAAATTCGATTACTACCAGAACTACCGGATTCTCTTATTGTATTTTCATGTTGTAATAACAAATTAAAATTTTTACCAAAATTTCCCAAAACATTAATTCGATTCGCTTGTACAAATAATCAATTAACTAAATTACCTCACCTTCCAGATGGAATCGACATGATTATGTGTGATATGAATAACTTACTTAGATTACCAAATCTTCCAAATAAACTTAAAATACTTAGTTGTAGTAATAATCAATTAACTTTATTACCAGATTTACCAATTTCTCTTGAAGATTTGTTTTGTCAAAATAATAAATTTATCGAAAAAATAAAAATAAATTATAAAATATTCTATCTATAATTTTTTTATCAGGAATCATGTGATATACGATAATTCGAATAACTAACTTCTAGATAATAATCAGATGGTTGTTTATATTTTTCACCATCTTCATTTTTTCTCCATTCATCTAATCTACAAACTAAAACCCATCCATCATTCTTCACAGCCCCATTTGAAGAACAATATGTAAATAAATTTTTAATCGCATTTCTTGATACTGTGTTATTTTGACAAAGACGATTTACAGTATCAATTGCCCATTTATGTTGATTATGTTCATATTCGAAATCTTTCTTTACCTTTCTCCATTCCCGCTGTTTTAATAAATATTTATATTTTCTATATTGTTGAACTCTTGAACGATGTTTTCCAGACATAATTTATGAATTAACGTTTATTACTAACTTTTGAAACTATTTATTAATTATATTGATATTATTTAATTTAATAGATTTATACAAATCAATTTTTATATTATATATCCTAAGTAGATAAATGTATAATCTAAAAAATTGAATCATATTAAAATATTATGTATTAATTATATTATTAATTAAAATAATGGAAACTATTGAAAATCAAGACATTGAAAATCAAGACATAAATGATATTGTTGGAATGATGAATAATGTTATACTTACAGATACAACCCTACATAAAAATAATCAAATCGAAAATATTGTTAATGCGATGACTGATATGATAAGTGATATGACTCTAGATGAAAATTATGAAAAATATACCGATACTTCATTTAGTAAATTAAATTTTGAAAATTGCTATTTACCTTCAACGATATTTACATCTGTTTGTTTTGATGATTGTAATTTTGGTATGTCAAAATCTGGAGAAATTATAGCAAATAATTGTTCTTTATTTAAAATAAATTATAATTTTATTACAATACCCAAAATTACATTTACATCATCTTATTTACAAGATTGTTCATTTGATGGATTTGATGGAACTATTATTATAAATTCATCTGTTATTGAAGGAGGAATGATAGACGGTCAATATGCTAAGACTAATTTTAATTCTTCTGTTTTTAATATTTTTACATTTGGAAGATTATTATATAATTTAACACTTACAAATTGTGAATTTACAGATTGTGATTTTAATTTTTCATATCTAGAAAGCCCACTATTTATTAATTGTAAATTTAAAGATTGTTCTTTTGATAGTATATCATGTGAAGATGGATATTTTGATATGTGTGTTTTTATTGAATGTGTTTTTAATAATTCAATTTGGATAAATTCAATCTTTTCTAATTGTTATTTCGATACATGCGAAGATTTGGTTCCAATAATGCGTTCTAAACTAATTGGAACTAAATCAAGTAATGGTATCCTAGAATTAACTTGATAAAATTTATCTTTTTTTATTTTGCGTAAAAAAATGATTTAAGATTAACTCGTAAAAATTATAAAATAAAAGTAGAACCTTTAAAATAAATAAATGTCCCAAGAACAGAATTCTTCACAACAACAACAACAATCAAAAGGTAGTTATCCCTCTAATGAAACATATGAACGTGCTTTTAAAATTTCAATTCGAGACAATAAACCGATTCATAGTTATTTTTATATTCCATCACTAAAAGGGAAAGTATCAATTAAATATGACGGAGAAGATAAAATTATATGGGTTGATGAAGATGAACATTCATCACCAATACTTAACGCTTATAAATCAGGTAATGAATTAATTATGGTAACCGAAAATACCATTTATATTATATCATCCAAAACACAAGTTATTAAAGAATAAAATAATAGTATTTATAAAATTATAATTTATATTTCCGATCTGCGGTTATTATATTAATCTCTGGTCGAAATATATTACTTACACCTTTTTGTCCATCACATTTATTATTACCAATATTTGGTTGTAATTGTCCTTCATTAAAAGTGGTTAATGGTTGTTCTAAATTAAATTCACTACTATTTGTATGAAGCATATCTAAATTTTGATCAAGTCTAGAATAAATCATGTTTGTTGTTTGATCACCATTAATTGATGAAAAATTATGTTGTTCCAATCCATTTCCCATAATCATACCTTGAGTTGGATCGCTATATCCATTATTCATCATCGAAAAATTATGTCCCCCATAATTATCATTGTTCATTCCTTGATTATCATTGTTCATTCCTTGATTATCATTGTTCATTCCCTGATTATAATAACTACCATACATATTCATTCCATGTTTAATTAATGGAGCTAATTTTTCAGATAATTTAGTTAAATTAACAGTTGTATTTACCGTTGATCCTGATGTTGAAGAGGGCATTAAAATTCCTTCATCTGTTAATCCATCATGAACTTTCTTAAGTCCATCTAATAAAGATAATTTAACTGTTGGAGCTGGTGTTGATTGAAATGGTGTATTTGTTATTGGTGTTGGTTCTATTGTTCCCGAATTTAACATTGTTGGTGGTTCAGTTTCCATTGGTTGATTAGTTGGTTGATTAGTTGGTTCTCCTGTGGGTTGATTAGTTGGTTGATTAGTTGGTTCTCCTGTGGGTTGATTAGTTGGTTGATTAGTTGGTTCTCCTGTGGGTTGATTAGTTGGTTGATTAGTTGGTTGATTAGTTGGTTGATTAGTTGGTTGATTAGTTGGTTGATTAGTTGGTTCTTCTGTGGATTGATTAGTTGGTTGATTAGTTAGTTGATTAGTTGGTTGATTAGTTGGTTCTTCTGTGGATTGATTAGTTGGTTGATTAGTTGGTTCTTCTGTGGATTGATTAGTTAGTTCTCCACCACCACCAATAAAAGAAGTAATTGTATTAATTTCGTTAGATAATTGAGCAACATCTAGAACAACATTTGAACTTTCATGGGGATCTTCAAATCCTTCTAAAGTTTTTTTGCTATTAAAATATTTATATAATAAAATAACGACAATAGCAATTAACAATAATATCAATATTATGTATTCTAATTTATTTTCGAATTTCATTTAAAAGTAATTTTTATTATTTATATATATTCTAGATATTTTTTTATGAATTTACAATCATATAAAAATTTTCTTTTAATTTATCATGTTTCCTAAATGATTCATTTAAAGAACGTGTTTTTGTTCCAAAAATTTCTTTCATATTTTTATAATATTTAGGTGGTAAATTACCATACATTTTCTTTTCTTCTTCTTTCAAATGTTTTTTCCGATTTCTATGTTCTCTAATCATTTTTAAACGATCTCTCATCGTTTTAGTTTCTTCTCTTGATAATTTTTTACCTTTTGATTGTGTTGCGAACGGTTCCAAATAATTAAATTCTTCATCAAAATCTCCAAATTCAGCATCTGGTATATCGGGTCCATATTCATCACTACGTTTAAACCATGGACTATCAATATCATCATAATATACATTTCTCTTCCTATTAGAACCTAATCTGAATCCTTCTTCACTTTCATTTTCACTTTCATTTTCAATACGATGAGGTAAATAGTCATGATAATGAAATAAAAATAAACAAACTATTAAACTAAATAATATTGATGAATTTAAAGATGTTTCTTTAAGACCAGCTAGAATAATAAATAATATAAATATTAATATTTGTAATATTTTTTTTTTATTTAAAAGAAAAATAATATATCCTAATCCAATTATAGGTATTACATATTCTAGATACTTATTATTTTTTTGAATAACCATAGTGTTGATACTATTTTATTTTAGATAGAAGATAATATAAAAAATGATAATGTAATTTACAACATTGTAAATTTAAGAAGCATAAAGACTAAACCACATAGGACAGCTTTAACAAATAAACCACTCATACTTAATCCTCCAGCATCACTTAAAAATCTAGGGAAAAATCTAGTTAATAATTGATTAAATTGAGGTAAACTTAATAACATAAATAATACAATGACAACCATTGATAATTTACCATCATAAGTTAACCTTTCAACAATAGAAGGTGGAGGGCTTTGTTCATATTGATTCATCATTTGAAAATGTTGAGGATTATATTGTTGTTGATATTCTTGTGGGAATTCTTGTTCAAATGGAATTTGAGAGTGGTCTAATTGATGATTTAAAAATTCTCCATTTATATTTGAATCATTTTCAGCTTGATTTATAACTCCATCAACCAACATATTAATATTATCTGGTTGTCTTTGTTCATTTTGTGGATGATTAATTAGCGTAGACATTGGTTCATCTGATTTTCCAAGTTGATTATCTAAGTCGCTTGAACTTAAACTACTATATGATGTCGACATTTTAAGTTTATAATAAAGATAAAAAATTTTTAAATTAAATAAACGAAAAAAATATAATTATTTTAGATTAAAATCCTAATTTTAATTCATCTTGATGTTCTGTAAAATTATCCTTAAATAATTCCTCTTTGGTAAGTTTTGGATTATTTGTATTCTCTGATTGTGGTGCTTCTTTAATTTCACATTGTGCCGTCTTGGGTGTATAAATATAACATTTATCTTCTTGAATAAAAATTTTATCCTTGATATCTTTGTATGGTGGTCCCTTTATAATAACACAATTATTATCTAGACATGCTTTTCTAAATAATGCAGCCAAACCTAAACCTAATAAAATACTTATTATAATTGACCCCGCTTCATAATTTAAATATTGTCTAATCATTTATTATTATTATTATTATTTATCTAATAGAAAAATATTTTAGATTTGATTTATATCACATGGTAATTTTTCTGGTATATTTTCAGGTATATATTCTTTACCCGTATTAATTAAATATTGTTCTCGTATTTCCCTTATTTTATTTTGATTATTTAATATATTATTTGAAACAAAATACATATCTTG